CCGACTTCATATTTCCGAAAATGTTTGAGCAACCATTCGGTAGTTTTTTCATCTAACAAATTTTTGACTGGATGAAAAAAGTTTTCTTTTCTAGACATCTATCAGAAGCCCCCTGTCAGTCAACATTTCTTTCGCTTCTTCGTATGTGTGTCTGAAGTAATTTAATTGAAAACACAAAGTTGGCTTACCTGACATAGATGGATCATTATCTTCAATAGAATGTATTTCCTGATTGTTCAAAAGAACGCATGTATCTAACTTATTGTAATCAACTATATGAACAGGCTCCTCGTCATCAAATGAATCATAGTAATTTAAATTTCTATAAATTGGCAACTCTGGTTCAAGTGGGAAAGTGAGCGTTGCTTGCCTAATAGGATCTACGTGCTTGGCTACAGAGGTGCGTGGACCTGATGTGTGTAAGAAGCACCAGTCATCAGAACCATAAAGATCGCATATTTCTTGTGTGTTATGAGTATTTTCAAACAGTTTTACATTGGTTAATGAAGTGTGGAATCTACCCCACACAGCATTGTCAGCACCTTCATTTGTATTCGCAACGTAACCATCAGCGAAAACATATTTTTCCTCAAAAATAGTTAGCAGTTGTTTTAGAGATTCTTTACTGCAGGATAAGTCGCTTGTTTCTAGGAATAATCCAATTATATCTGCTCTAAATTTTTCTTCGCTTAACCTAACCCACCGCTTGGCTTCTAGAAAAACTGTATCGATTTGTTCTTTCAAGTAATCTACAGTTATCCCCGCATTACTGTAATTTTTTCTGCCGTATAATCCTAGGATATTTTCTTCATTATTCCAATGACGCTTCATGCCATTTAAATTTAGAACTACCTGATGCTCCATGTGAGCAGGCTCATACTCCCAAAACTTTTTCTGCAAATACTGTTTCGTTTCGTCATTGATTAAATCTTTGACGGAGATAAAATATTTTTCACTCGTCATCTATCAACATTCCATCATTATATAACATATCATAAACTTCTGAATATGATTTCTCAAAATAGCTGACCTGAAAACAAAGAGTTGTTTTGTTTGATAAGCTAGGATCTCCGTCAGCTATAGAGTGAACCTCTTTGTTGTTAAGTAGAACGCATGAGTTTATTTTATTGTAATCAACTATGCAAGCTGGCTCTTCAGCCTTCAACGATTCATAATATGACAGGTTTCTGTAAATAGGTAACTCTGGTTCTAGTGGAAAGGTGATGGTTGCTTTTCTTTCAGGGTCAGTATGTTTAGCAATAGTAACACCAGATCCAGCTGTATGTAAAAAACACCATACATCTGCTTTATATAAGTTCGCGAACTCTGTTAATTTTTCTGAGTCTGCCATAACAGCAGGATTGGTTTCGTTCGTGTGGAACCGAGACCAGCTTTGATCATCAATATCTTCACTCACTGTATATCCATCATGTAGATTTATTCTATCTTCAAGTGAGTTGACGAAAGCAATCATGGTATTTTTATCAACACTAAGGTCAACACCATTAATGAAAAGGGATATGATGTCTGCCCTCATATCACCATTTTTTAACTTAGGAAAATTTTTTGCTTTACCTACAATAAATTTGATATTTTCTTCTACGACTTGATAATTATCATAACCCTTTTGCGCGTAAATTTCTAGGATGTTTTCATCTCTATGCCAATATCTTTTTACATCCTTTAGAGATAGGTTTTCTCTGTAATCTTGATGCGAACTTTCGTTTCGCCAAAAGTGGTCGATAAGATACTGTTGATAATCTTCGGGAAGAATATTTTTTACTGGGGTGTAGTATTTGTTCATAATAATGCTCGTAGATATCTCTATTTATAAATAAAATACAATAATAAAAAAGGGTTTATAATGGCTGAGGATTTCTTCGACATTGATTATCCTGGTTATGCGCCGTTAGAAATCACACTCAAGAAGGACGATGACTTCTTGAAAATCCGCGAGACTCTATCTCGTATCGGTGTTGCTTCCAGGAAAGAAAAAGTTTTATACCAGTCTTGTCATATATTGCACAAGAAGGGACGCTATTTCATCACACACTTTAAAGAGCTGTTTGCCTTAGATGGTAAAGGTGCTGACTTCGGTGAGGGAGATATCGAACGTCGCAACACTATCGCTAAGTTGTTAGGTGACTGGGGTCTTCTTGATGTTATCAGCCCTGAGTTGCACGAGACTCAAGCACCTCTAAATCAAATTAAAATTCTTCCCTACAAAGAAAAAGAAGATTGGGAACTGATCACCAAATATAATATTGGTAAAAAGTAACTTTTTTTTAATTTACCCCTTGACTTTTCGATAAAGAACGCCTATATATAATATAGCGATGCCTAATGGGTCGCTGTAATTTAACTCGCTTATTTAAGGAGATGAACAATGGTAGTTCGTAAATTTAAAGCAACAGATCTTCACGAGATCGCAAATCAACTTTCCCCATTCACTATCGGTTTTGATAAAGTATTTGATAACATCAACACGGTAGCTGAACTTTCAAACAATTATCCACCTTACAACATTGTCGACAATGGCGCAGGAAAATATACTATCGAGTTCGCCGCCGCTGGATTTACTGAGGATGAACTTACAATTTCTCAAGTTCCAGAAGGAAACAAACTTGTTGTTCAAGGTGTTCAAGGTGATGCAGATGAACGCACATTCCTACATAAAGGTATCGGCGCAAGAAACTTCACTAAAACTTTCGCACTAAATCAAGATGTTCAAGTGACAGGTGCGGCACATGTAAGAGGACTGCTAAAGATTTTCCTCGAGCATATTGTCCCAGAAGAACGCAAGCCAAAAGAAATTAAAATTGGCATTGATGAAAAGCAGTTCTTGCAAGACTAATAAATAAGGGGGAGCAGTTGTTGCTCCCCCAACTTAACTTAATAGGATATATTATGACAACTCATGAATCTATTGTAGAACAATTCGAAACTTATCTCAAAGAAAATGAAACTTTCGGTAACGGCACTAAAGCTGCTGCTGCACGTGCACGCAAGGCACTTGGGGAACTAGGTAAACTGACGAAAGAACGTCGCAAAGAAATTCAAGATGAGAAGAACGCACTATGATTCAGATTTTAAAACTATCTTCAGGTGAAGAACTTATTGGAACTGTAGCTGACTTTGAAGTCGAAGGTCGTCAAGTTATTAAAATGGACAAACCAGCTGTTATCATTATGCAGCCGATTGACGGTCAGCCAGAAAAGTTTGGTATTGGTCTTGCACCATATGCACCGTATGCTGAAAATAACTCTTTGAATATTATGCCAAATCATATCATCGCTATTATGCAGCCGACGGATAATCTTAAGAATGAATATAACACTCACTATGGTGGTGGCGTTATCGTTCCTGAAAAAGCAAAGATTATTACATAATGTCGACACTCATCTGCAACCTACCGAGCCAAAAAGTTTATGTTCGCAAAGAATATTTGATGGATCATCAGTCAGGTCACGGTGAGTTTGTAGAAGGTCATTGGGTAACATGTAAGTCTATTCCTGGACGTGCCTTCTACTTCGAAACATTTTTGCCCGAGTATGGTGCGCTTTATGATAAGTTGCCCATCTCGGCATTTGTTTCTGAACCAAAAACGCCAGATCCAGATTTACCTCTTCAAGACCTACAGTTTTGGAACGCTATGGATTACGGTATTACTGCTGTATGTAAGCAATTCATCGGCAGTATGGACTATGAGGTCTTCACTCGAAGCCATCAACTTCTCAAGGGGACTTACTGCTTCACTCTGGATAACTATCATGCTCAGGTCGATACAATTGACTATAGCACTGCCGAAACGCCAGATGAACACAAGTCTTTTAATATTCTCCAACTAGAGAATGGACAATACGCCGCATACCCTAACAACCGTATGCGTGTTTATGATAACTCTTTGACGCCACAAGAGCCGAAGATGCCAGACTTCAAAGTATCAACTGTCGAGTATCAAGTCGAGAACGGTTATGATTACCGCCTCGGAGATACAGATGAATATTTCTGGAAAACTAAAGATAGTTCTTGACATATTCGCCTGACTAGGGCATACTAAGACTATGAATGAATTTTATACATACTGCTGGCAATACGGTAAGAACGTATTGACTAGAGGTTATCGTGATGGCAAACCTTTCACGGAACGTGACCCTTCCTTTAAACCTAAACTTTATGTCAGATCAAAAGAACCTTCACACATAAAAGGTTTGTATGGTGAGAACCTACAAGCTATGGAGTTTTCTAATGCTCCTGAATGTAGAGAGTTTATACAGTCATATGATGGGATTGATAACTATCCTATCTATGGTCAAACCGATTTTACATATCAATATCTTTCTGAAAAGTATCCAGACGAAGTTCCGTTTGATATGTCCCAGATGGGTATTTGGTCATTAGATATCGAAACAACAACTGAAAACGGTTTTCCTGATGTAGACAATCCTATTGAGCGGATTACCTTGATCACTGTTATGAATAATAACACCAAGGAAATCTTTACATGGGGCGAAGGTAATTGGACTCCAGTTTCTGATGAGGTTAAGGATCTTAATGTTACATATGAACCATGCGAAGATGAGACTGAACTCCTAACTAAGTTTGGGTCTTGGTGGTTCAACAATACACCAGACATCGTAACAGGCTGGAATATTGAGTTCTTTGATATTCCTTATCTTATGAATCGCATTGCCCGTGTTCTAGGTAGAAGTAATGAGCAACTCGAGAATAAAGTTAAAAATGGTTTTAGCCCATTTGATATGACTCGTAAAAAAGTTGTCAAGGTTATGGGCAGAGAACATACGTTGTATGACATCAAGGGTGTTTCCCAACTCGATTACCTTGACTTGTATAAGAAGTTTACTTATGTTGTTCGTGAGTCATACAAACTCGATTATATTGCTGAGGTTGAACTCGGTCATAAGAAACTCGAGAATAATTATGACACCTTCCGCGAATTTTATGAAAATGATTGGAATCGTTTCGTTGATTATAACATCGTTGATACTCAGCTGGTTGATGAACTTGAAGACAAGATGAAACTCATTGAGTTGATTGCTACGATGGCGTATGATGCTAAGTGTAATCTCGGTGACATCTACTCATCAGTTCGAACTTGGGATTGCCTCTTATACAATCACCTACTGAAGAAGAATATTATGATTCCTCAGAAGCGTGTGAATGAGGGAAGAACAATTGAAGGTGCGTATGTTCAGCAGCCTAAGATCGGGGAATACGATTGGGTCTTGAGTTTTGATGCTACTTCTCTGTATCCGTCAATCATTATGCAATATAATATGTCACCTGAGACTCTGGTCAGCGAGCCGCAAATTGATACAACTGTTGACCGACTACTAAATCGGGAAACTAAAATTGACACTGAGCATTCTATGGCAGCTAATGGTGCTAAGTTTACTCGCGATAAGCAGGGTGTGTTTGCTGAGATTACACAAACCTTCTTTGACGATCGTCAAAAATACAAGAAGCTAATGAAAGAAGCTGAACGTGAGTATGAGAAAACAAAAGACCCATCACTAAAAAGTAAGATTGCTAAATACAACAACTTTCAGATGGCTCGTAAAATTCAGCTCAATAGTTTGTATGGTGCACTCGCTAACCAGTATTTCCGATACTATGATGATAAGATTGCTGAGGGTATTACGTTATCTGGTCAGTTTATTATCCGCGAGACTGCCAAGGCACTTGATGAATATCTGAACGAGGTTTGCGGAACTGAAGGTGAAGTCTATTCATTCTATTCAGATAC